CTGTGATGGCTTACAATGGCGATTTGATTCAGCACATTGGATCTAATCCTTCTGGACAGAATTTGACAGTGTATATTAATTCAATTGTCAATTCTTTATTGTTCAGATGTGCTTTTTACAATTTGAAAGGTTTGCAGACTAAAAGGCACTTCCGCGATATTTGCAAGTTGATGACGTATGGTGATGATGTTAAAGGTTCTGTGAAGAAAGGCCATGATGATTTTAATCATTTATATGTGGCAAAATTCTTTGCAGAGCATGATATGAAATTCACCATGCCCGATAAAGAGTCTACCCCAACCCCGTTTATGAAGGATTGTGATGCAGATTTCCTTAAGAGGAAAAATGTGTTCTGTCCCGAAACTGGGTTTATTATGGGAGCTCTTGATGAGGATTCTATTTTTAAGAGTCTTCATTCAAATCTTAAATCAAAAGCAAACACACGCGAGAAGTTGGCGGCGGATAATATTGATGGTGCATTACGTGAGTGGTTTAATCATGGTCGTGAGACCTATGAATTCCGCCGAGCCCAAATGCAAGAAGTTGCAGTGAGCTCTAATATTGACCACATTTGCACCCAACTGGATAAGGATTTTGATTATCAGGTCGAGCATTGGAAAGACCGATATCTTCGTGGCGTAATTGAAGAAGAACCCGAAGAAGAAGAATCCTTTGAGGTTCAGGCAGGAGAGTATGTACCTGAACCACCAGTAGATTTGTATGAGCCATATCAGCTTTCTGAATATGATCGTGCGCGATTGGAATTATATCAGAATGCTGATTATATGGCTCGTATGCAGCGAGCAATGGAGTATTTGGATGTGAATGTTCTGCCTGAAATCAGATTAGAGCGCCAAAACGCTTTTGAATATTCTGATGAAAGTTCCACCGAGCCTATGGAGGATGAATTCGAATTTGATGAAATTCTCCCCGAATTATTGGAACAGGCGGGAATTACATTTCCTACACATGCCGCTGCAGCATAGGTTGGGCCACCTAAAGGCATCCCTCTGTGCGTAGTTATGCGCACAATAAGCTAAAAATAGCTATGTATATATGGATACCAGATGTAAATAAGTAACCGTGTTCCGTGAGTTTAATATTTACATCGAGGCTTTGTACATATTAGCCAGTCCTCGAACTAAACCCCTATTTAGGGGAGGCGTTGGCTAGCGCCAATCTCACCGCACCCTTGCTGCTGGATTGACTGTCCCAGTAGTATTTGTATATATCAGTTACTTCACGATTTAATGTAAAAATAAATGAACAAAATACCAAAACGCAGAAAGAAATTTTGTCTTTTGCAGATCAGAATGCCGGTTTTGATTATCATGTTGGCTCGGAGCTAGATGCTACCTATGGAGCCGCTGATGCAGGCGATGATACTTTGCAGAATTTCTTTTCGCGTCCCATTAAAATTCAATCCTATTCCTGGGGTACAGGTACAAATTTATTTGAAACCTTTAACCCTTGGCAGGATTTCTGGGAGAATGATCGAGTTATCAACCGTATTACCAATTACAACTTGTTACGATGTAAATTATGCGTCAAGTTTGTTTTAAATGGTAACGGTTTTCATTATGGTCGAGCCATTGCTTCATATGTGCCTTTGCACAATGATGATGGCTTTACCAAGGATCGAGCATTTTTCCAGGAGGATGTCGTGGAAGCTAGTCAGCGACCACATATTTATTTGGATCCCACCAATTCTCAGGGAGGTACCATGTGTTTGCCATTTGTATGGCAGTATAATGCAATGGACATTCCTGACCAGGATTGGAGGGATATGGGTGACATCCTTATTCATGGCATGCAAAATTTGAAGCATGCCAACGGAGCTTCAGACTCCGTTACGGTCTCCGTTTTTGCTTGGGCTGAGGATGTTGTTATGTCTACACCAACTGCAAATGAACCTGGAGCTCTTTCAGCGCAAGCTGGAGAATATACTCCGGGTGCTTGCTTGTCCAAGATTCCTTGTCCTACACTTGAGATTGAATCCAAGTGTTGTAACAAGGTCGAAGTAGAAGAACAAGACCCTTATAGGCCACAAGCTGATGAGTATGGAACAGGTATGGTAAGTACACCAGCAAGTTATATAGCAAGAGCTGCAGGAGCTTTGACTTCTGCACCTGTAATTGGAGCATACGCTAAAGCGACAGAAATTGGAGCTAGCGCAATTGCTGCTATTGCTAGGACATTTGGATTCTCCAGGCCTACATATGCTGGAGAAATTATTCCTTATAAGCCCACGTATCTTGGCAATTTCGCCAATACTAATGCCCCTGATACGTCTAACAAACTAACGTTGGACATGAAGCAGGAGTTGACGGTGGATACCAGAACTATGGGTTTAGATGGCACAGATGAGATGGAACTCAAATCTATTGCTATGAGGGAAAGTTATCTCACAAATTTTCCGTGGGATGTCGCTGATACTACAGAGACATTACTGTGGAATTGTGAGGTTAATCCCCAAGTATGGAGTGAGTTAACCGTAAGTAGCCAAACGGAATATCATATGCCCGCTTGTTGTTTTGCTGCCTTGCCTTTCCGTTATTGGCGTGGCTCAATGAAGTATCGATTTCAGATTGTTGCCTCAGCATTTCATAAAGGAAGATTGAAGATTACTTATGATCCCAGTTATCCCTTGACAAATGAATATAACACGAACTATACGCGAATTATTGATTTAGCGGAGGAACGTGATTTCACTGTTGAGATTGGATGGGGTCAACAGCAACCTTATTTGAAAAGCAGACCCATGTTGAATGGAAGTGGAGAAATTTTCTCTACTTCTGCCATTGGGTCTGATCCTGGAATACTTGCTAATGGTATACTGTCTGTATATGTTGTCAACGAACTTACAGTTCCTAATTCCACCGCGAATAATGACATTGAGATTAATGTTTTCGTCAGTGCTGGAGAGGATATTGAGTTCGCTGGCCCAGATGAATCTGATATTAGAAACCTGTCGTGGTTTGTTCCACAGGCTGGAGAATACACTCCACAAGCAGGCGATATGCCAGATTCAACCGATACTAACCAAGAGAGTGCCCCAATGAAATTGGAGCCCGAGGAGACTATGGCTGCTCAAGAGTTAGATTTAGCTGATCACACGAATGACATTTATTTCGGTGATCCAGTTACATCAATAAGACAATTGTTGAAGCGATATTGTTTCCAGCAGGCACTTTATGCAAATGTAGAAACAGGTTTTCGCCTCGTGAATTATACAAGGAATAATTTTCCTTTGTATCGAGGTTACGCCACAACTACGGAGCATGAAGTTACTACGCCAACAAATCCAACTGATTATCAGTTTTCGCAAAATACATTCATAAATTATTTTACACCGGCTTTTACCTGTTATCGCGGAG